TACGTGCCCGTCCAGAACGCGAATCCCCAGGGTTCGTCCGCGGTGTTTGCGACCGCCCAGGCGAACATCCAGCAGGGCAACTACCTGCGTTCCGAGCTGCGACGTGTGCAGCACCACGGCATTGCCCGTGTGACGGGTGAGGCGGCCGAGGCCGCGGTCAAGTCTGAGGGTGCCCTTGTGGACCTTTGGGACAACGAGACCCGCGGTATTGCCACCACGGAGATGGGGACGCTTGCGACCTACCTCTTTGGTAAGGGTGACGGCATCCTTGGACGTATCCTCAGCGGTGTTGCGACCACGACCATCACGCTGACCGCCACGGCGAACATGAACTACTTTGAGCTTGGCATGACCCTTCGGTCGGTCAACGCTCCCGGACTCAGCCCCACGGTTCGTGTTCAGGCGTCCCGCGCTGTTGTGACCGGCATCAACCGCCGCACGCGTACCCTGACGTTCGCGCTGGCGTTCAGCACGCACAACACGGCGTCCATTGACGGTGACTACCTCGTTCGTGACGGTGACCAGGCGACCACGACCTACTCGGTCATCACGGGTCTGGACAGCTACATCGCGGACAGCACTGGTGCACCGGGTACGCTCAACGCCCTCAACCGAGACCAGGACCCTGTCCGTCTTGCGGGTCAGGCGATTGACTACACGGGCTGGGCGCATGAGGACGCGGCTGTTGATGCGTCTGCTCAGGCTGGCTTCCAGGGCATCGGTTACCCGAACGTCCTCATCTGCAACAACATTGAGGTTGCAAACATGAAGAAGAACCTTGGTTCCAAGATCATCTACAACGATGGTGGTGGTAAGGCCAAGCACAGCTTCTCCGGTGTCAGCATTGACGGTGAGGCGGGACCGATTGAGATTCTGGCGGACCCCTTCTGCCCCCGCAACAAGGCGTTCCTCGTCAAGATGGACTGCTTCTCCCTGTTCAGCCTCAAGGCTGCGCCCCACCTCAACAAGTTTGACGGTATGGACTTCATGCGTCGCCCGGATGCGGATGCGTATGAGGTTCGGTTCGTGTTCTACGGCAACGTGAAGTGCAAGAACGCGGGTCCCCACGTCAAGCTTGAGAACTTCGGTCTCTGATGGGTCGCCCGAGTACGGCTTCGTTCACCAAGGTTGCCTCTTCCGTCCGTCAGTGGTCGGTGCGGTGGCTTGGTGCGGGCGCTGGGGCTTCGGTTCCGGTCAAGCAGAACGGCAACGGTGCGCTCACCCGTCAGGGTGTTGGTCTCTACACCTGGACCCTCGGTGACGTGGGTGGCAAGGTCCTCGGCTTCTATGGGAAGACCCACACCGTTGCGACGGTTGCGGGCCAGAACTGGAAGTATGTTGGCGGCAGCTTCAGTGCGGCCAACAAGACGGTTCAGATTGAGTGCTGGTCTGAGGCTGGCGCTCTTGCGGACCCCGTGGCCACGGTCAACACGGTTGTGGAGCTGGAGCTGACGTTCCTGGATAACTCCACGGACGCTGGCAGCACCTGATGGGTAAGCTCTCTGCGGCTCTCGGCCTTGAGGACATGGCTCCGGCCAGTGACCCCATGGCCGGTGGCCTGGAGGACCCTGAGATGCTTGAGGAGCCCAAGGCGTCTGATGCATCTGCCGAGGTTCTGGCGATGAAGATGTTTGAAAGAGCATCCACGCCGGAAGCCAAGGTCCAGGCGATGAAGGACTTCCTGGAGGCCTGCGGGCTGTACTGACCCAGGGGTCATAAGGTAGGATGAGGGCGGTAGCTTCGGCTGCTGCCCTTTTCTGTTATGGAGGCCATAGATGGCGATTGTGCTCGGCTCTGAGCTGCTGACCAGACTGCGTGAAGCGGTTGGAGCAGAGAATGATACCCATGTGACCAACCCTGAGCTGTATCGGGCGCTAACGTCTGGCGTACAGGACACCTGGGACACGCTCCTCAGCATGGGGATTGGGACCGAGGGTGTCAAGAAGGTGAACTTCACCTGTATCGCCGGCCAGCAGGACTACCCCAAGACCACCATCGCGGCGGACTTCTACCAGGTGTCCCGCCTGCTGATTGTGAACCCCGATGGCACGGCGGAGCCCATCTCCCGCATCAACCCATCGGAGCAGTACAACATGAAGGCCCCTACGCAGGGTGCCAGCATGCGGCTGTACTACTTCCCCACCGCTCCGGTGTTCACCACGGGCGCAGAGACCTTTGATGGCATCAACGGGTGGGAGGAGCACGCCATCCAGACGGCAGCCATCTACATCAAGGCCAAGAAGGAAGATGACACCGGCCAGTTCCGTGCCCGCAAGCGTGAGATTGAGGCCCGTATGGCAGTCATGGCCAACCGGCTCCGCGATGAGCCTCCCCGCATCGTGCGGCGTGTCAGGCCCTACCGCAGGGGCTTCCTGATTCCGTACACCCCCACCGTTCGTGGGTATGACCTGCGTGGTGCCAACATTGAGCTGTGGGCATGAGGTTCATCACTTCTGCCGGAGTGCTCCAGAAGGCCCGTAGGTACGTCTCTGCTGCAGGCAACGTCCAGGAGGACGATGTCACTGAGCCCGGCAAGCTGGCTGAGCTGCTGCGCCAGATGCAGCGGCGCATCGCTGAGCTGGAGGCCGTGACTCCGCCTGAGGCGCTGGAGTTTGAAGTAAACGTGGGTGCAGGTGGGTCTCTTGTATCCATCTCCCACAACCTGAACGCTCCGGTCCGGTGGTACGTAACTACCTGGACTCAGGTGGGCGGAACGGCTTACCCCAATGCTGGGCCACAGTTGGTCCAGGACGCGTCTTCTACCGCCTCCCGCCTGGTGCTCAGGTCCTACGTGGTGGGGCGTGCCATCGTCCGTGTGGAGCCCGCGTTTGCCGGTATTGACCCTGGCATCACCGTGGCAGCCAACAATCGTGCCCCCAAGCTGGCAGCCCTTGCCACCGACCTTACCAACACTGGTGCTGGTGCCTATGTAGACATGTTGACTACAACGGTCACCACTGAGGCTCCTGCAAGCAACCTCATCCTGCAGTTCTCCACCAGCTTCGTGAAGCAGACAGCTGGTGGCGGAGCGCTCTTCCAGATTCAGGTGAACGGAGTGGTGGTGGTAGACGGCACCTACGTGACCGTGGCTGTCAATGAGGCAGGCAACGCCACGCTACAGGCGCGGGCACCTGTGACCGCTGGCACCCATACGATTCTTGTCCGCTGGGCCAGTAGCCCCAACCAGTTGGTATGCCGACCGGTGACCAACCTCAACGAGTTCGCTTCCGTGTACATCCAGGAGACGCTGTGACCTTCAATTCCAATCCGCTTGAGAAGCAGCTGCTTCACCTCAACCTGTCCAAGGGTCTCAATGAACGGGACCGCCCGGAGACGGCAGACCCGGCTACCACCATCACGCGGCTGGAGAACCTGGTTCAGGACCAGCAGGGCGCATGGGTGAAGCGTCCTGGCACCTACTACATGGCACAGCCCCCGGGCAGCATCGCCCACAAGCTGCTGAAGCTCCGTGAGGGCCTTGGTGCTATCGGCAGCTCTGGTGAGTTCTTCCAGTGGGCAGAGAACAGCGGAACCTTCCGCCGCAACGGTGACACGTCCCCCTTCCTGGTGAAGGCTGACCAGGTGGTCGCTGCTGGTCCTACGTTGAACGCTGTCTGCGCTTCGTCCGCCACGGGCACCAACTACCACGTGACCCTCACGGACTCCGGCAAGGGCACGGCAAACGCTGGTGAGGCCTCCAGCTGGACCCTATCCGTCTATGACCGTCACACGGGTGCCACGGTTGGCAAGTATGATGTCGCCCAGCTGTTTGGTGTGAGCTACGTCCTGCAGGCGGTTGCCACACTGGTGGACGACCGGTACGTGCACCTGTGGGCGTACGATGGTGGCGCCAGTATCACGGGTGTTGGCGGACTGGTGATTGACACCGTGTCCCTGCCTGCCAATGGGACTGCTGGGCTAACGTTCCAGAACACGTCCGCGGCCACCGATGGTGACATGCTGGACCTGACTCACGGCTCCAGCCGTAGCTTCCTGCTCACTGCCCCATCGGCCACCATCACATACGTGCTTGCCATGGACAACTCTGGCAACGTGGCAGAGCAGATTGCAACCATCAACTCCATTCGCAACCTGTCTTACTCCCCCTATGGCACCCCCGCAGTGTGGGGCGTGAGTGCTGGCAGCTTTGAATACTTTGACGCGGCCAGCCTTGCCCCCTCCGGCGGTGCAGTTCACGGCGGAACCTTCAGCAGCAGCATGATGACCCAGGTGGACTCTCTTGGGGTCATGTGGGTTGCAGACCAGTACAACGCGTCACTGGCCGGTGGCGTATCCGTTCCGTCTCTGCGGTTGTACAAGAGCAGCGTGATTGGTGTGCCCACGTTCGGCGGCATCTATGGTGAGGTTCAGGGATGGACCGCATGCTCTCAGCCCATGGAGGTTCACCTTCCCAACAACACCACCATGATGTGCCTGCACGTGCGAAAGCAGATGGCGGCCACTGGTGTTGATGGTCCTGCGCAGACTCCGCACGTGGTCATCAACATTACCCCCGAGGACATCACCGGAGTGTCTGTTGGATACACCCCGTACGCAGGCAACCGGTACCACTACAGCGCCAGGGTGGTTGCCACGCTGGAGCCCGCGTTTGCTGCGAACGTCACCAAGACCATTCGCCGAAGCCATTCGGTAGCAGCAAGCTACACCGAATTCGGATGCACCATTCCGATGCTGGTTGCAGCGCGGAGTATTGGATTCGCCATTGCCACCATCACGGTCAATCGTGTTGGGCGCGGTGGTGTTACCGAGGTGATGGGATACGCCAACTACGTGTCCGGTGGAACGCACGCCAAGTTCGTTGGTGGTGGTGAGCCCAATGAGGTTGGCTTCGTTGACATCCCCCGCATCGGTGCAGTGGCCAATGCCACCGTTGGACTCCCAAACGGACTGGTTCGGTACGTTGCTGTCTATCGTCACGTGGATGAGTCTGGTGCAGTCACCTGGAGTCGCGTGAGCGATATCGTGTCTGCCAGTCCGGCTCTGCGCCAGGTTACCGTTGAGGTGATGGCACCAGCGGTCACCAACCGTGACACCCGCCGCGGTGCAGGTGTTGTGGCTAGCCCGGTGGTCAACTCCGTGGAGCTGTATCGCACCACTGCCGGTGGAACCATCTACTACCTCTGTGCCGGCACACAGCCGGGCAGCACACAGACGCTAGTGCTCCAGGCCGTCAGCAACGTGTACGCCCTGTCTGACAACATGTCTGATGCAACGCTGGCCACCAAGGCGCAGCTGTTCCGGCAGCCCGGTACACCCAACAGTGCCGTTGACCGGTATGCCCCTCCCGGAGGCGGCATCCTGTGTCAGCACAAGGACCGCCTGTTCACGGCAGACACTCTTGGTTCGCGAGTCTGCTACAGCAGCTTCTTCGTTGATGGTGAAACCGCATGGTTCAATCCTGCGTTCAGCTTCTTCGTTCACGGTGGCAGCGGTCCCATTACAGGACTGGCCAGCATGGATGGGCGCCTGTTCGTCTTCAAGCGCGATGCCATCTTCGTGGTTGATGGTGACGGCCCTGGTGAAGCCGGGGTGACCGGTAACGAATACTCTCCGCCCAACAGGCTTGCCACGGAGCATGGCTGTGTGGACCACCGCACGGTGCTTGTGACCACCGATGGTTTGATGTACCGCAGCCCGCGTGGCATTGAGCTTCTCAACCGTGGTCTCCAGGTGAAGTACATCGGTGAGCGTGCCCAGAACACGCTGGCTGCCAACCAGTTCAACCATGGGGCGGTCATTGACCCCACGGGTAAGGCGCGGTGGCTCATCAGTCCCACGGATGCGCCGGCACAGAAGGAGCTGGTGTATGACTTCACCTCCGACTCCTGGACCACGAACACGTACCAGACCTATGGGTGGTATGACCTGTGTGTCCCTGACCTGATGACTTACGGGTCGGTGCCAGTGTACAGCCAGGCGTCCGGGTACGTATGCAGGCAGACTGCTCCGGTGGATGACCTGTACTACGACGTCCCGTACAGCAGCTACGTGCCGTTCGTCATTGAGACCGGGTGGATTCGTACGGGTCAGCAGAACCGAGCACGGTTCACCAAGGCCCTTGCACTGCTCAAGAACAACGCCAGCTGCAATCACAAGCTCACCATGAGCCTCTCGGTGCAGTACAACGACGCCACCGTACAGACATACACGTGGGAACCCGCAGCCGTCCTGGCCATGGAGCTGGAGCAGCTTGAGATGGCTATCGCACGTCAGGAGGTGATGGCCTACAGGCTCACCGTAACCGATGGTGCGCCGACCGACACGGCTACCTATCCCATTGGGTCCGGCAAGGGTCCTGATGTTCTCGTGCTTTCCTTTGAGGTTGCACCCAAGATGGGCGCCCCTAAGGGGCCTGCTGGTCACCAGGCATGATTGTTGCTATGAATAACGAAGGAGTTACCTGATGCCTGTTGCAGCAAACTACGGCCGTCCTGCCGGTACGATTGATGACCCCGGTGGGATGGGTGGAGCCAACAAGGCTCGTGACGAATGGTGGAACCGTAAGGCTGACAATGATGCCCAGCAGGGCATGGTCAACGGTGCAGCTGGATACGCCAATCAGCAGGCGGGACTTGGTCAGGACCGTGGCCCCATGGCCATTGAGGACCAGGCCCTTTCCAACCAGGAGGCCTCTGGAGCCGGTGGTCACCAGCAGGGGGCTATCGGCCTTGCCGGTACCCTGGCACGCGGGCAGCAGCCTTCCCAGGCCGCCATGCAGCTCCAGGCGGGGCTCAACCAGTCCAGCGCCATGCAGCAGTCCATGGCAGCCGGCGCACGTGGTGGAGCAGCTCTGGCTACGGCAGGGGCAAACATGGGTGCCAATACGGCAGCTCTCCAGCAGAACGCATGGACCCAGGGTGGGCTTCTCCGCTCCAGGGACATGGCAGCTGGCCGTGGGATGCTCGGAACCGGTCTGGGTCAGCAGCAAGCGCAGGACCAGCAGCGGCTCGGTCAGGCCAACCAGCTCGGCCAGTTCAACGCAGACCTGAACGACAAGTACAGCCTTGGCATGGGTCAGGCGGGGGTCGGTCTCGGCGGTGCGGCAAACGCTCAGCAGCAGACGGACCTTGCTTGGCACCAGGGCGGAATGACTCCGGTTGAGGCACAGTCCGAGGCGCAGCAGCAGCAGCAGCGCTGGGAGGGTGACGCTGAACGTCAGCGGGTGGCGGCACGAAAGGAAGATGAGTGATGGCTACCCCGCTTCAAGAGAAGGTCAATCAGACCAAGAACGGCAAGACCACGGGTCAGCCTGGCAGCCCGTTTGAGGGCGGCACCTACGATGATGAGTTCGGCAATCCTGGCTATCAGGGTGACAGCACCTCTGCAGAGCAGGACCAGCGTGACCGTGACCGTGCCCTTGGTGGTCAGAAGGAGGGTTACGGTGACTACTCCCAGGATGCCGTTGAGAAGCGCAAGCGGTACGCAGCATGGGCCAATGAGCACGGCAAGGAGGGTTCTGGTAGCGCCGATGACTTCATCAACCCTGGCGCTGCGGACTACGGTGGCAACGGTGGCGTAGACTTCTACCGTGAGGCTGGTGCAGCTGGCGGCAGGGCCAACGATGCATCTCAGGCGGCCAACCAGGCGGCCATGGGCAATTCGTTTGCCAACATGACGCAGGACCGTGGACAGGTTCACACGGAGAACCCGTTCCTGGCAGCTCAGGCGGCCCAGACCCGTCAGCAGCAGATGCAGGCGCTGGACCTATCTCGGCAGGCAGCCATGGGTCAGGCACCCTCCGAGGCTGCCTTCCAGACCCGCATCGGGATGAATGACATCACGGGTCAGCAGGCTGGTGCCATGGGCTCCGCCCGCGGGCTGGCGGCACTGTCCGGCGCTCAGAGCATGGGCTCTTCTGCGGTTGGTCAGGCAGCCGGGAACCTTGGCATGCAGGGCGGCATGGCTCGGTCCAAGGAGATTGCTGACGCCATCGGGATGTACGGCAGCCAAGCTGGTGACGTGCGTGACCAGGACCTGTCTCGGCTCGGTCAGAACACGCAGAACGCCACGTTCAACGCCAAGGCCAACGATGATTGGAAGATGGGCAACGCCGGGCTGCTTGGGCAGCAGGCGCAGCTCGGAAACGCTCAGGCGGGTACCGACCTGGCATGGATGGGGGAGCAGCAGAGAGGTGCGGACAAGCAGTTTCAGTATGACCAGGAGATGGCGGCCATGGAGGCCGGTGCTGATGCTGACAAGGTTGGTGCAGCTCTGGCGGCTAACCGTGAGGCCAAGGAGAACAAGCGCCAGATGATCAACGGTGGCGTCACCGCTGGTCTGACGGCAGCCGGTAGCGTAGCTGGCCCCCTTGGTGGGGCTGCTGGAGCTGCGGCAGGTAACGCGTTTGCGGGTGCAACCAAGGACTGGGACTGGTGAACAACAGTGGCTGACTATCGCGGTGGGGACCGTCATACCTCCGGGCACGGTGATGCACTCATCAAGGCGATTCGCGAAGGGCGAACGGAGAAGCAGCGCCGTCGCAACTTTGAGCAGAAGCTGGCTTTTACCGGCGTACAGGCGGGCCTCCAGGGGCTGCGTGCTGGCATTGGCTATGCCCAGTCGCAGGACGCAGAGGCTGAGCGCAAGGCGGAGAACCGTGCCAACTACCTCAAGGAGCCGGCGCCGGACTACAAGCCCATGGCTGCAGGTCCGAACGATGCCAAGGTTCCCGCATGGGTGACCGGTGGGGCTGGAGACCGTACCGAGCTGGCCATTGATAATGACGTTCTGGCGGCAGTCAAGCCGGAGTCTCAGTACATGGCCAACCCGTACGATACTCCAGAGACCAAGAAGTATGAGGCGGAGCAGGTGGCCTATGAGGCTCCCTCCACGTGGGGAACCGCCAAGCGTGGTCGTGGTATGATGGGGTCTCAC